GCCTGTCTCAAGGATGAGGTGAAAGCTAAAACTTCTACTAAGGTTAGAGCCTTTCAATCCGCTCCTGTGGCACTACAGTTGATGGTCCGGAAATACTATCTACCTGTAGCGAGACTACTAAGTGTCAACCCTATACGTTCCGAGTGTGCTGTCGGTGTAAATGCTATTGGACCCGAATGGCAACAGCTCACGAGTAAAATTAGGAAGTATGGGAAGAGGAATATATTAGCTGGAGATTATAGCAGTTATGATTTGACTATGTCTCCTCAACTGATGTATGCAGCTTTTGGTATCATGATTGATTTGGCAGCGAAGATGAATTATTCGGAGCGAGACTTGACTATCATGCGAGCCATGGCTTCTGATATTTGTCATCCTATGGTGGCGTATCAGGGAACTCTGATTGAATTATTGGGTTCCAATCCCTCTGGACACAACTTAACGGTTTATATTAATTCTATAGTTAATTCGCTGTTGATGCGTTGCGCTTATTTCCACATACTTGGACTTGATGCAGGACCCTTCCGTGATTTTGTTTCACTTATCACATACGGAGACGATGTAAAGAGTTCAGTAAAGGATTCCATTAAGGATAAGTTCAACCATATAACGTATGCAGCATTCTTGAGAGATGTCGTCGGAATGGGCTTTACTATGCCTAATAAGACAGATGTACCTATACCTCTTATGGAAGACGAAGCTGCGGATTTTCTAAAGCGTAAGAATATTTATCTACCGGAATTAGGTCAATATGTTGGAGCGTTAGATCAGGACTCCATCTTTAAATCATTACATTGTACCATGACTTCCAGTGCCTTGACGCCACGGCAGCAAGCAGCACAGAACATAGACAATAGTTTACGGGAGTGGTATTATCATGGTCGTACTGTTTTCGAAGGTAGACTGGCACAAATGCGAGATGTTGCTAAGCGTACAGACTTAGTGCACTTGTGTAATTGCTTGGATTATCCTTACGATTACTGGACAGTGAAGTGGTTAGAGAAATATCGACCTTTACCAGAAGGAGAGACCCGCCCGCTCCCTTTGTTAGATCTAGAGTGGCGGGGAAAAGGTGATGCACATATCGCCTCCGAGGAAGCCTATGTATAGGTACGGGAAATAAAAATGTGACTTAAATCTATGGTTACCAACGAACTTTTTGGTTACAGCTATCCCATGTAGTTCTAAAGGCTTGATTTTCGCGAACTCGACCCCCGTGTCGGACCTCTATTTAGGGGAGCTATTCGTTCGTAGCAAAATTAGCTGGGTTAGTGCAAGATTGAGTACACTCGCACAATATCCTAATCGTACTTACTACAAATCTAACTAATACCACTATGCATGTCAGCGATGCTAATAATAAAAGTAGTGTAGAACAGGTCACTACTTTCCTTGATGCTAATCCATCTTGGTCTGCTGAAGTTCCTGCCACCATGCCCCCGATGTCTACAACGTTCGACAATTCCGATGCAACCTTGAATAATTTCTTTTCGAGGCCTATTCGTATTGCTTCTTACACGTGGAACATAAATGCTGACTTATATCAACTCTTCGATCCATGGACCCTTTATTGGGAAAATGCTGTAGTGAAGAAGAAAATTGCCAATTATGCCCTTATGCGGTGTAAGATGCATATTTCTGTCAAAGTTAGTGGGGGACCTTTTCATTATGGTAGTTTGTTGATGCACTACCATCCCTTTACAATAACAGAAGAGAGAGATTACTGGTCAACCAATAGCGGTGTTCCAACTAACAAGCTGATCCAAGGCTCACAATTACCTCACCTGTATATCGATCCTACCGAAAGTGCTGGGGGAGATATAACACTACCATTCTTGTATCATAAGAATTATTTTGATTTGATTGAGAAGGAATATAGTAAAGCAGGATATTTGGTTATACAAACCTTGAATACGCTACATCATGCTAATGCCGCCAATGATCCCGTCACAGTGCAGATATATGCCTGGGCGGAAGAGGTTGAATTTGGCATTCCCACACTCTCAGAGCCTAATTACGTAGCCCAATCAGGTATTGGCTCGTCAATAAAAGCTTTTGTCGGTTCATTTAGACCCAATCAGCCAGTGCCTTCACAGGTACATCGTACGTGGGCTGGTAACCTTAGCGGTTCTGATGTTCCTGATTCTTCTGCTAAACTGTCTGTGAAATCCGACCAGAATGTGATGTCCGCTTGCGCATCCGCTGGAATGATGGATTCGGATGGTTTAAATATTGTTGCTTTAGGGAAACACGAATCTTATCTCACTTCGTTTACTTGGGAAACAGGCGATACACCGAATACGCACTTATTTTCTTTGTTGTGTAATCCCATGTTGGGGAATACTACCGTGCTGGCTGACAGAGCACGCTCGGCTATAACCCTGACACCGTCTGGTTTCGCGTCCTTACCTTTTGAATATTGGCATGGAACGATGGAAATCCGCCTCCAAGTGGTCGCCAGTAAATACCACCGAGGTAGATTGAAGATAGTGTATGATCCTAAGACAATATCCGCCCCTAGTGGTACAGCAGATAATGTGGCATACAACGCCATTATTGATCTCGCTGAGACCCGCGATATCACCTTTAAAGTCCCTTGGGGTAAAGCACGACATTGGCTTCGTGTTCTCAACCCGAGTGTTTACCCATATGGTTTTCTCCCTTTCAGTACGTCTAGAGAGTTTATACCTGATATACCAGAATTGTGTAATGGACAAGTAGGTGTTTTCGTAATAAATGAGTTGACAGCCCCTAATTCGACAGTGAACAACGATATATCCGTTAACATCTATACCAGGATGTGTGACGATTTCTGTGTATCGAATCCGAGCTCAACAAGGTTCCAGGATTTGGTATTTCAGCCCGGACCAGCCGTTGCTTCTACTGAACAATCGATTGAGCCACAGTTTGTTGAACAAGCCGATATGAGTAATGCTTCTTCACAGACTGATGCCCCAATGTCAACCAGTCCGCCAATGGACTTAGGGGGCATTAAAAATAGTACAGACCACTTTTCCGCCATTTACCCAGGTGAGAACGTTACTTCTTTATATGATCTACTGAGGAGATACAATTATCACACTACGGTCGGACAAGTTGCCACGACGAATGGTAATTTGCGAGTGGTACAAAACGCTTTCCCTTACTTCCGTGGTGCTCCACCCGACGCCATTGGAAGAACCTCTAGTAACCAGCCGTATAATTTCTGCCAAACTACTATGCTGAATTATTGTGCTGCTGCGTTCATGGGGTATAAAGGATCTATAAGATGGAAAGTCGTTCCTGATACTATTAGTAATAATAACCAAGCATTGTATGCCGGACGTGTAGAAGCTGATGAAACTAACATTTATTCGGCGACTTTCGCTCCAATGGCTTCCACTACAGCTGGACCATCTTTGAGAGCACAGAATGGTGCAGAGCGAATTTTGCAACCACCTGTATTTAGCGGCGATTCTTATAATACTTCTTTAACAGGTATGACAGTTTCCCGTTCAGACGTTTCCCCTTTAGAGTTAGAAATTCCATATTATTCCCAGGATAAGTATTATATTGCCAGGGATTTTAGGAAGTGTACAAGTCCTTTAGGAAGAGACAATTGGTGGCATTTCTCCGCTACATTGCCTGGGGGTAGCAACAACTACTCGTACAATACTTTCTGTTCGATTGGAGATGATTTTTCTTTCATCTTCTTCTTGGGCAGTCCATTGATGTATTACGATCCCGGTCGGATAGCATCACCAACCCTATGACTATAAGTTGTGGGGTACATAGCCAGGGCCAGCAAAGGTCCGATAGTCCTACAGTGGCCGTAGGAGGGGTGCAAAAGCATCCTAGATGGGAGTATCTCCCCGTCATTTATTTTAAGTGTAAACTTTGGGTTTTAAGAGTTGAGGAGATTACTTCTTGACTTGGAATTTCCCCGGAGGAAGCCATGTCCGTTTTGGCCGCAACTTTT